TGATATTAGACCTATTAAGTTCCAATGTTTTCAAGACTGATTTATAGATTTGGTAAAAATGTGTTCCTGAAAACAGAGACCGAGATAATCCCAGGGCATATTCATATGCACCCGGGTAATTCTCGCTATCAGTTAGGTCGTCTTCATTAACATTACCACACATTTGATCAAGTCCCGCTTGGTTAAGTTGAGTCGTGGCCCGCACTTCCTCGTCATTTACTTCTTTGTCCGTTTTAACTTGTTCTAACTTAAAGTCATATAAGAAATTCTCTTCCCCTACATCGTTGGATAAACCACCGCACAATACATTAGTATTTAAGTATTTATGATATAAATCTTCGTCTACATGCCATTTTTTACATATGTATCTTACAGTCTCCTGATGTATTGGTCGCAAGTTATCTACACACCCGTGCCTCTCCTCTATTTCGCGCCAGCGCTCTGTAGTCGCTTTGAATAAATCTAATACATTATTTGGCAGAGCTGCCTCAGTTGGGCCATGTACATACGTGGAGATAGAACGCGCTAAGTACTGTCCCGCCCCAGGACGTGAGTGATCTATTCTGAGAAATTCAGCCGTTGCACCTAGAAAACATTTTTGTGGTTGGAACCTCACTTTGTGTCTGTTAGCGCTTAACATAAGTTGCTGAACATCTGAAAATCGCGTCACCGCAGCTAATACATCATCACCATTATGCGTCGATACTTTTATTTGTGTATCTAACAGCTGTATATATACATAATTGAGGACAGTATTAATAAATGTTGTCAGTCTCCAGCCTGACAGTAGTGTACCTTTCGTCTGGTACCACCTCTGCTTGTCGTCACGTATCTTCACGTCATCAAGACTATCTATCGCCCAGACCAACGCAGCCTGCTGCTCTTGTGATAGATTCTTTTCAAAAACTAAAATGTATGCTTCAAGCACTGATTTCATTGCTTCCGTACTATGTTGTGAGTTAAAGTCCTCATAGTCAAAACAGAACGGTACACCATTCCTGAGCACCTCCTTCACAGTCCGCCTAACATTTTCCTCAGTCGCAGTGTCCCCAATTGGAAAGATGTTACTTAATGTTCTCTCACAGTCACCCATGGCGAAACCCGTCAATATGAAATTCGTCGCGTCTACCCCGTATATTGCACGCATCTTTGTCCATTCATACTTTGTGGATGCCCAAGCCCTTATCTGCGGCGGCCTGTTTAAGAAATACTCTAGACTGCGTTTAGGCATTTTTGTCAGCGTGTCAAGCTTATTCCTGCTCAGCCTGTCCTTAGCTAGAAACGTCAAGTCCTCCGGGTACTGTGAGTGAAAAGCTCCCGTCGGCGCCCACTGGTATCTATTTTTCCAGTATTTCTC